GGCTCTTGGGATTTTCGCCGTATATTAGAATCAATTTTATTTCCCCATTAAGAATATCAAACTTATAAGTTTAGGGAAAAGCATTTGTGAACCTTCATAAGATTTAACTTTTTTAAGGATTTCTCCAAAGAAAAAGTTGTCCATTTTGTTATCGCAGATTTTTTAATTATTCTACATCATTAGTTTTATTTATACTTGGCTAGATATAATTTTGCTTTTTCTACCCATGATCTTTTTTGTGGTTTAGATTTGCATATTGCACAGCCGTGACCTTGTTCATCAAGCATTTTATAGTACAGAAGTATATACTATTTATTTATGCTTGTCAAAGTTCTAATGTTCAGACTATATCACCATCTTTTCAGATGTCGGGCATTCGTGGAAGGGTTATTGATTGCATTCTCACCTTCTAGTCGTTAGAGCGTCAAGTTACTTTCATTGCTTTCACTTGCTTGCTACGGGATTGTCCTTTTTGGAGTTTCCCCGTTTAACCCGATTTTACTTGCGCAACTAAAATCTACGCAAGACCAAGTCAACCCACATAGGAGCCAAGTATTGGTTTGTTGTTGTTGTAATATTTACATTAGGTTGCATATATTATATTTGGGTTAATTATTAATTATAAGCCTATTATATGGCTATTATAAGCCTAGAGCAGATCTGATACCATTAGCACCCATGCCTGATACATAACCTTTAGGTTCTGTTTTTATTTCAGATGATGTGTTAGATGATGCAGATCGAGACGCTAGTGCTTTGTTTACTGAATTGCTTGGTGCACTTTTTGATTTGATTTGTTTAAATATTTCAAAAGATGTACCAAAATCAGCAAAACTTACAATATCTCCATCTTCATTTTTTGGTGATAGTCGTTGGACGAGGTCAAGAAACTCTGAACGATCTTTCTTAGATAAACTAATATTATTTTCTTCTTCTATTGATTCAATAGATTCTTCTATAAAATTGTTTACTTCTGATTCACGTTGCTTTTGAGAATATTCTTTTTGCTCAATAGATTTTAACAAATCTTCTTTTGCTTTTTCAATTTCTCTTGATAAGATAGATTGATTATATTCCCAAGCCTTTAGAGAACGCTCGTCATCACCATACATTGCTACCCATTCTGATGGCACTGATGACACAGATGGATTTTGTGCTGGAAGACTATTTCTTGTAAATTCTTGCTGTGTGTTACCCATTACTGATTTTAAGCCTTTTTGAACTTGACGTTCAATGTACTTTTTAATCTTAGGGTTTTTGTTAAAAGGAAGATCCTCGTTTTCAGAATCTATCTTATTAACAGTGTTTCCATTTGTTTCAGGTTGTGAGTCTGATAGTGTTGGATTCAATTCACTATTGATGTCAAATCCTTCTTCTGAATTTGGCAAACTTTCCACAAAGTCATCGAATGATGATGTCATTATATCGGTTCGTTCTTTACTGTCTGCGAACTAGAGAAAGACGTTATTGTATAACAGGGTTTGCTTTATAGTCCAACACCCAGAAAGGACAGAAATTATTATGTTTTATTAGATACTTGGCATACCTGATGAGTTAATCGGAACTTGTGATAACTCTGATGAAGCAGGATTTGCTGATAATGATTCATTCATATCTGGTGCAATATCCTGTTCAGGTGCTACTTCGTCTCCTTGTGGCATTTGAGGCATTGGAGGTGCAATATCAGGGAAATATGTCGCTATATATTGTTGTGGATTTGTTTTCCACATAACTACACGTTTTGCTGTTTCTTTAGGATCAGAATCATTTAGTCTTTCAAACAATGATAGAGGATCAAGCCAGCCAGAGTTTGCAAGATCAAGTGCTTGATTTATCTCTGTAATCTCATCATGTGGACGCATTGAGTTTGCTGCCACAGATACGATAACTTTTTCTGTAAGATCAGAGTTTTGAAATGTAATATATTCTGCTGCTCGTCCACGTCCTAGAATAGAAGCGTAGTGAGGTTCATCATAGAATACATAATACATTTGTACCCACCAGTTAAAGACATTGTCTGCAACTTGTTCTAGTGCGTCTCCGATTCCTCCACCAATACGAGAATTATCTTGTTGTTGGTTAAGTATTTGCCCTCGTACTGTCTTTTCTGCTACACCACCTGCACCACTGATTCCTAGAGTTCCGTAAATAGAACGTAGTCTATTTGTCATGTCTTGCAACTGATTGAAAGCGTCAGAAGGAAGATTTGTTGCTGGTAATCTTTCTATAGCCTCTCTAATAGATTTTCCTCGTGGAACAAGGATAGGCTGTCCTGCTTCTACAGCGTCTGCTGCTTGTTTTGCTGTTTCATTGTTAAAGTTTTCGGCAGATAATGCTAGAGAGTTGTTTGATACATTAAGGTTTTTATTGATCTGCTTGATACGTTGCAAGACTAAGTCTTGGTTTGGTATGTTTTGTTCAATAAGAGAAGTATCATCATGTGGGTGTTGTCCTGTTGAGAACACACCTAGGAAAGTATAAGGCATTTTAGGACGTCCAAAGTGGTTTTTGCCTGGTGTTACTGTTTCCTCTGGTTCTTCGCCTTCTTCTATTGGTTCTTGTTTTTCTGTTACATCATAGTTATAGAATTGGTTTTTATGCTTATCAAGAACAATACCTTTGTAAGTATAAAAACAATATTCATTAGTCCACCACTCTGTATACTTAACTTCTGTGCCTAGTTTTCCATCAACAGAAGCAGTAATAAATGCAACGTGTTCTGCACTAAGTTTATTTGGACTGTATTCTGAACTAAACAAATCAATCAATGCTTGTGCTGTGCATTTCTTTCTTTCACCTAGATATGCTCCAGTATAGTTTCCATAAGAGTCTATAGAAGCATTTTCATCAAGAATAAGGTTAGATGGTAAAATGACGTCAAGACTAATATCTTCTACAGAGTCATCCCACCCATGTTTTAATGCACCAACAAAATAAGTACTCCAGTGTCTTACAACAAGTGATAACTTACGTCTTAGAACAAGTATGTCTGCATGATATTGCAACATTGTTTTTATGTTCTTTGCTATTGTATCTCCTATTGGATTAGGACTTGCAGGATATACTACAGGTGTAGGATTCTTAGCAAGTGCTGCTGGAATAAAGGTTTCTTGTGCTTCAAATATAAGGTTAGACGGAATTACTTTATCAGTATCACCTCCTGCATATTCAGAACGCCCTAGATAGTATTTATAGTTTAATTCTTGTCGTCTTTTTAGTTTTTCTTCGTATGTTGAATAACTTGATTCCCATAAATTAGCAAGTTGCAAAAGTTCATCATCATCAAGATCAAGGGACAAAATGTGCTGATAATTGCCAATAACACCTTCACTATCTGATTGTGGGTTTTTGAAAGTCTTATTTACTGGACTGTTTACCAGTTGCTGTACTCCGAGAACGTTTAGTTGTACTGGATCCATATTATAAAATAAAAACAAGACTGCCCTTTTGGGGACAGCCTCGTTTCGTTACGTTGGCAATTTAATATTTATTTAACTATATACATTATATCATATAGTAAAATATCATGCAAGTTATTTGCGAAAGTGTCGTGTTATTGATGTATGTTGCACAATACCATCTTTATCTATGTCAATAGTAATAGATGAGTTTTTTATATTATACATACCTGTTGACTCCATAAAACCTATCAAGTACCCAACAACATCATAATACTGTTGGAACTTCATAAATAGCATAGCGTCTTCATCTGTGAGTTCTATCTTCGTCATATTTAATCAAAAAATCTTCCTATAGGTAGTCCTGCAAATATGTCAGATCCAACTACTTCTGCCATACTCTCACTGTATTTATCCATACCTATTCGCCAATAAATTAGACTATGCACCCAGTGGTCTGCTCCTGTTCTTTCCCATTTATATTCCATAATACCAAGTGCGTTTTCTGTCTTAGTACGATATATATTTCCAAAGTGTTCAACAAGCCCATCATAGTCTTCACGTTTTCCACATAAAGTAATACGTTTGTCGCCCAACTCGTCAATAACTAATTGCATAAGTCTGTTTCTATCTGCTGTAACCTTTCCATATTCACCACCTTGCCCCCAGTCAATAAGTCTTTGTGTCTTTCTGTCTGCACGATAGTAACATAGGAATACTCTGCTCGGATACTTTTCTTGTAGTTTTCTTATACCAATTAGATCTCCTCCTTGGTCTGACACAATAATTGCATTGTCCCAACGTTTTAAGTAGTTCTCTAATGTATCATAATCATCGCATTTACCATAATAAAATATACCTTGCTTATTACCTATGACATAGTGTATAGGCAATCCTGTATCCACTCCTATAATAATGGTTCCTGATTGGTCGTTGACAATCTGGGACACATTTTGATAGATAGTTTCAGGCATTACTTTATTACCAGAACCAAAGAAAGGTCTTCCTGCTACGAAGTTATCAAAGAACTCTTGCGTCTTTTCACGCTTCATTTTTGATATATCTTTAGCAGACATCCATGGAGCAATCCATAGAGGTATCCAATAGCCAGACCATTCTCCTTTTGCTGTTGGCAACCATTGTCCTCCTCGCACTTCTTCACTGTTTATCTCGCCTTTACAACTAGGACATCTGTATATTTCATGAGTATAGTCTATACAATTTTCATCCATTACAAATGTTTCATTGCATGAGTGAGTAACGTGCCATTTCTTTTGGTCTGATTTAAGATACCATTTATGAACACCAAAGTCAGGAATAGAAGGGTTAGAGAAAAATGCTTTCTTTGGATTTGCTATAGACTGCAAACGTGAATCGTATTGTTCAACAGTATCTTGCTTACATCTATCATACTCATCCACTACAAGTTTTTTAGCAGTAATCATCAATGCTGCTCGTTCAGTCCAACTTCCTTGATAGTATATAGTATTAGATCCAAACTGCTTTTGTTCTATAGAGTCTTTGTCAGTAGTCCATTCTTGTAATACAGGATTTTGTGCAATCATTTTATTTGTCTTACCACCAGAAAATCGTTTAACGTCATCGGCAGTAGGAAGAACATATAGAATATCTATTTTCTCATTTTTACATTCATGTGCAGTTTTTAAGATTTCATACGTTGTGAAGCCTATTTGAGCACACTTCATACAAGTAATCAAAGAACTTCTATCAGCATAAATATCAAACATGAACTTATACTTTTTAAAGTCAAGCACTTCTCCAGATTCTGTTCTTATTCCATTGTTTTGAATCCAAGCGTGGATTGATACTTGTTCTAGTAGGCTCATTGTTATTTATTTCTTTTATATGTCTTAGGAAACAATTTATACCATACAATTAGTATTTTTCTTATTATCCAATACATTTTATTAGTGTGTGATAACTTTATCTGTAAATATGGAAGTATATCAATAGGAAATATGTAACCTTCCCCTCTTTGCTTATTATGCTTTCTGTATTGTAGGTAGTTCATTATAAGTTTTCTTTAAGTTTGCTTTCATATTCTTGTGCTAATGCAATCGTTTGAGGAGTAATTTTTATTGACTCTCCTTTACTTGTTACATCTGTTTCTATCTTCTCACTATAGCCATGTTTACTTAACATCATACCTGTAGTCTTAGGTTGAAATATTCCGCCAAGCCCTTTATCTATAAGCATTTCTTCCTGACTTGTGTTAATTTCCTTGACGATGTCGGCAAATTGTTGTGCTAATTCACTATCTCCTTTACACCATTCATAAACTGTGTCCCTATTAATACCTAAAAATAAAGCAAAGGAAGCAACTTTTGGTAACTTAACATCTGCATAACTAAGAGCACCTGAATTAGCATATACAGGAGTAACATAGCAAGTACCAAGATAAGTTTTTGCTTTCTCTAGTAATTCTTCTGTTAGTTTTGTTGGTCTTCCTGCTGGCATAACTATTTACTCATTTTGCTCATTATCTTTTTATTAATTGTTTTGATGTCTTTATAGCATTTATAACATAGTTCTCCTTGGCTTGTTGCTTTACCTAGTTTTGGTATGTTATATGTGCGTTGCTTAATAAAGAATCTTTTTTTGTTGCAACTATTGCATTTTGCGTAAAGTTTCATATTACCACTGCTTTTGTTTGTTTATAAAGTTCATAGCAATTTGTTCTTCTGTTCTATCTAGTGGGATTGCTATTTTAATAGTAAGTGCTGTACTTGCTACAGATATAGCGTTTCGTACTGCGTTTTTTACTACTTTCGCTGGATCAACTATTTGTGCTTCAAACATATCAACTATCTCTCCTGTTTTAGCGTTTACTCCTTTTGAATTAGACGATCGTGTATACTCAAGAAATATATTTGCATTAGCACATATTTGCTCTATCGGTCTTTTAAGTGCTTCTTTTAGTATCTTGCCTCCTAATGTGTCAGGAAGGCTGTCAGACACATTTAATAGTGCTACTCCTCCTCCTGCTACTATTCCATCTTGAAGTGCTAACCTTGAGGCGTGTATTGCGTCTTCTACTTTTAAGCGTTTGTAAGATAACTCTGTGTCAGAACTTGCTCCTAGTCTTATAACTGCTGCTTTTGTTGTGAGCCAGCCTATACGTCTAGCGTCATCGTCTGTTCCACTCTCTTGAAGTGCTTTTATGTGATCTGATACATCTTTAATGCCTAGAATAGTTGTTTCTGATTTTGTTGCGATAAGTTTATTACAAGTACCAAGATCTTTGATCTCCATTTCTTTGAGTGATGTGCCTGTTTTTTCAGAAATGATTGTTGCTCCTGTTATTTTTGCAAAGTCTTCAAATATAAAGTCTTTCCATATTACAGGTGCTTTAATAAGTAAAACATTAAATATACCTTTTAAGTGATTTGCTATCAGCGTTCCTGCAACAGCGTCAGATATATCGTCATAGAATATAACAATTTCTTTTTTACCTAATTCACTTAGTTTTTCAAAGATTGGTATAATGTCATCAAGAGTTGCAATCTTCTGTTTTGTTATTAGAATATAAGGTTTTGTATATTCTGCGTGGTTATCTTTGTTGTACAGATAAGGTGAGTGGCTACCACAGTTAAAACGCACACCTTCTTTTATTTCATATGTTGTTTCAAATGTTTTTGAGTTGTCTAGTTCAATAATGCCATCTTTGCTTATCTTTTGGTATATTTCTTGCAATAAATCTCCTATTTCTTTACTCTCTGCTGAGATTGTTGCAACTGATGAAACATCATTTTCTGTTATATCTTTCTTTTGTTCGTCAATAAGTTTATCAATAATTGGCAAAAGTTCAATAAGAGAGTCTTTAATCTCTGTTGAGGATACATCATATTGTAATCCTGCATTTAAAATAGATTGGGTGAGTACTGTCGTTGTTGTACTACCATCTCCACTTTGTTTGTTTGCTCGTGATACAGAATCAAATAATATTTTGCGTCCAAGTTCTTCTAAAGGATCTTCAAACTGTGCTTTTTCTAGGATAGAATACCCATCATTAGTTATCATATATCCAGGATAAAGATTTGTTTCTAGTATAGCATTAGAACCTTTTGCTCCCATAGTAAGAGCAACAGCGTCAGCAATTTTGTTGATACCATTTATTATACCTTGAGTAGCGTATTTATCTGTAAATATATTATTCTTTAGGGTATTCATTGTTATATAGATAATGCCATTTTTGAAGTGTTTGGCGTTGATGATGTTTATAATAGTGTACTGCGTCTGGTTTACCATTACGTACTGGAAATATTTTAGTCTTTCTACAGCGTGTGCATACTTCTTCTACACAGTCTTTAAAATTACCTGTGATCTGATAATCATGTAGCCATAGATTTATACATTTGCTTTCTTTAAGTACCATATATTTAATATGTTCCTAGTATGATCTCGTCATTTTCTCTGCAAAAATAGTAATCTTCATTGTCTATTTGCACAGTCCATGCACCATAACTATTGAAAGCAATAGAATCTCCAACTTTTATACTTTGTACTTCACTACCTATTGCTATTACAGTTCCTGTGTCTGTTAATCTTTTGTCGCTTGTTTCAAGGACAGTTTTCTTTTTATTTGGTTTAAAAAGTATATTTTTTCCGAATGGGATCATAAATCAATATTATCTAGTGGGTTAGTAAGGTTTACTATTTCTGCTTTTTGTCTTAATACTTTAGATTTAACTTTATTTATATCTAATTTATTAGCAATTATAGACACTAAAGACAACAAAATCCCAGTTATAATACCTAGGATATAGTTGATCATATTATGCGTCTTTATCTATTACGTCTTGTTTTGCTTCTTTTGCTGTTGCACCTGCTATGCCTGAGTCTTTTTTAGGAAGATATTTTGTATCTGAATACCCAACATTTACTGTGTCAACAAAGATTCCTTGTTGTAGTTCAACTTTAGAGATCTTTCCTGATATTACAAGTTCTGATTCTTTCAAGATTTCTGCTATTTTTTTAGCAGCAGTGTCAATACGAGATTGAACATCTTTAATTTGTTCTTCTGTGTAGTTCATAATTATTTGTTTCGTTACGTTAATAATTAATTAATAATATTTATTATAACATTTTTAAAATTAAAGTGCAATTTTTGGTTTTTTAGCAAAATGACCTTTTTTATCTCTTAAAACTTTAACTGTTTTACCTGATTTTGACTTTACTAGATCAGGAATAAGTTTTTTGTTTTTACAAGGACAAACTTCTTTTTGCTCTAAACATTTTTTTAGACCTTTATTATAAAAGTGTGTCGCTGTTAGTATTATCGCAAGGATAAATAGTATTGTTATTTTCATATATATATTATAACATTTTTAAAATTCTAATGCAATTTATTTTCTTATTACTAAAAGTTACCCTCTGCTACTTGTAAACATTTAAATCCTTGTTCTCTCCACATATTTACTACTTGGTCTCGGTCGTCTAATACAAAGAGTTTGTACATATTACTTTAGTCTAGCTTCTATAATTGGTATATATTCTTCTGTTATTTCTATTCCTATGTATTGATAACCGTTTTGTTTTGCGGCAACAAGTGTTGAACCTGAACCTGCAAATGGGTCTAATACTGTTCCACCTTTTGGAGTTACCATTTTGATTAAGTATTCCATAAGGGCGATGGGTTTAACTGTGGGATGGTTGTTGGCTCTTGGCTCACCTAAAGCATTTTCCCTACCCTCTGCTGGTTTGCTTCTTGCACTTGCTGGTGGTTCACCTAGTGGTAACCCCTCACACCCCTTATTCCTCTCACTCTTACTTGCCTTTGCTTGATAGATTATTGATTTGAAGAAACGAGATGCGTTGCCTGAGTCGTTAAAATTACTTGGTGCTTGTGGCTTATCTCCATTAAACATTGAAGTATCTTTATTATCGTATTCTCTCCCAGCGTAATTATAAGCACCTTTTCCATTCCCTTTTCCAGCATCAGGAAAACACTCTCTTACTTCTTCGCTATTGTCGTGGATTAGGTTGGCAGGGAAACGACCGAGTTCTCCTAATTGGCTCTTTCCAACAGAAACCGATTTAATCTCCTCTTTACTACCAAAAGTAGTTCCAAGAGTCGATTTATTTGCGATTTCCCTATGATTTGGGTCATCTTTACTTGTTTCCACTCTACTCTCATCTATATTTATTCCACCTGTTCCATACTTTAAGACATTCTCTGCTACTGTCTTTTCTGCTAAAGGTTTACGTGCCATACAGATAGGTTCGTGTGCTGGTTTAAGAGCAGTTCCCCAGCCATTCCACAGTTTTGCTTCGTCTGTTGTTGGTTCTAAATCAAATGCACCGAGTTGGTCTGGATTTACTTTTCTAAATCCTTGTTCTTCTACTGTGTCATACATACCAATTCTGCCTTCTCGTCTTTCGCCATCAAGTTTGTGAAATCCATTTTTACTTGCGTTACCAGTAAGCATCTTATTTTCTATGCTTTTACCAATATTCAAACTTTTAGGAAAGCCTGAACCATATACCCATTCAATCATATCTCTCACTTCAAAGCCTGCGTCTTCAATAGCACAAGCCATTCTGTGATAGGTTCTAGTTCCACCAAAAGATAATAGATAACCCCCTGGCTTTAGTACTCTTAAACATTCAGCCCACATTAAAGGGTTGTTTGCTATACCTGTGTTATCCCAAGACTTGCCCATAAAACCAAGTTCGTAGGGTGGGTCAGTTACAATACTATCAATTGAGTTCTCTTCTAAATTTTTTAGTTCTTCTAAACAATTACCGTGTATAATTTTATTCATATTACTTATCTTTTATTAACTTTAATTTTGTTTTTTCATTGGTTGAATGTTGTATGGCATGTTGCGCACTCGACTTTGTGCATGCTTATTTCTCTGATGTTATGGGAAGTGCATACGGGACACTTTGGGTATGCTGGTTGCTGTGGGTGCTTTTCTTTTTCACGTTCGGCACGCACTTCCTTTCTGTGTTGTTTTTGTAACTTCTTTTTTTGACTCATATTTTGTTTGGTTCCTCTAGTTTGTAGTTGTTTATTCATATATAATTAATTTCTATTCATTCCCTGTGTGGGGTGGGGGTTAATCTTGATTTGATAAAATGTTTCTTACTATTATTGTTTGATAAGTGGGCAAAGATTATATCTTTTGGTAGCATTTTGTAGCAGAAATAACTATTGTTGAAACTTGCGGTGTTTCCGTCAAAACTTACTTTCTTATCTACTATTAAAAGCTGTAATTCCTTGTCCAAGAAAAACTCCCCAACTTCTTGATAGTTCAGTATGGGCAGTCCGAGTATCATCGCAAAGGGCTTTCCCAATTCATACAGTCGTTTTAATACTTCTAATTTCCTAGTAAAAGGTGGATTAGAAATTATGCAGTCGTAATGTTCAGTGGGTTCATAGAAGAAGAAATCTTGTCCATTCCAAATGTGCGTAGCAATAACTTTATATCCCGCTTCTCTCAAAAGAATTACAAACTCGCTATCTTTAGTATCAAACGGACACCACACTACTCCTTTGGCATATTCTAAAATCGGCTTCACTAAAATACTCGGAGTATAATACTCATCTTTTAGATTAAAACTTCCAGTTTTTAGCCACGATTTCATTTCTTTCATAATATCTCCACGTTTTATGCCTGTGGGGGCGTTAGGTTGTTAATCTTATCTTTCATACTACTATTGTAATGGTTGGGTTGATAATTTATTTATTAATTAATATTATCCCCATTGTTCTGCCATAGCGTCTGCTATACCTTGAAATGTTTTATTTCTTACTTTTGTACGGTTTTGCCCTTTTATTCCATCGTTATACCATTTAGGTAATCTTTTACCACTTGGTGATACATAAAATTCTCCTTTGTCTACTATTTTTGTTGGAATAAGTTTTGGAAGTCCTTTAAGCCACAAACAAGTAGTTTTTTGAAATGGGTCTCCAAATTGCCAAGGTTGTATTATTTGGTCTGGTTTTCTATAGAGTCTACTCATTATCCCGATAGGATTTTCAATCATTACTTTAGGACATTTCAAACTTGTAAATTTCATAAAAAACTCTATTGATTTTTGTTGCCTTCCATCTGCTATTTTTTTTGCAAAATGTCTTGCTCCACTAACTGCCAAGTCTGTACAAGGAGGGTGTGCAATAATCATATCCCAATCTTTATCTAGTTGTTCTAAAACATCTCCTTGTATATGCCATTCAGGATGTCCTCCTGAACATTCTTGTATATCACAAGAATATGCTTCATGTCCTTTTGCTCTAAATGCTTTGCATACTGTCTGGCTTTCTTCGCACGCTATAAGTATTTTCATATGTTATTTGTTAGCTTGTAAAGATTTTATGTAGTGTGCCATTCCTATAATCAATTTTCGTTCAAGGTAGTCTGCTTCGGGATAAGATATTTCACTGTCTAGCATTTCAAATACAACTTTGTTATTTTTTTCTACTTGAAATACCCACTCTCTTTTTTCGCAGTCTTTTTCAGAACAATCATCATCAGTTTTATGGCTTTTTACAGGGCATCTTGTAACTTCATAACCAAAATAGAATGTTGTATCTCCAGCACTTGCACCGATATAATCATCTGAACCATAACAACTAACTTTTTGAGTAGTTTCATATTCTTCACGTTCTGCAATTTTTAACATACGTCTAGCGTCGTTTAACATATAGCCAAGTTCTTTTATTTCTCCTTGTGGTGTATTTGGATTACTATATTTAGCTTCTAGCTTTTCAACTAACTCTGCATATCCCTTAGTTCCTTTTGTTTTATTGTACATATATCATTTATACCCTTTATTGGGTGTTAGCTTGTAAATTACGACTATATAGCTCTTCTTCAATCTCTCTATCAGTTATTTTATATTTACTGCAAAGCTGGGCAATCGCCGAAGTGAAGAAATTATATTTAAAAGAGTCCATTACTAAATCACTTTTTGAAGAATCCTTATTAAAAGTAGATACTCTCATTTCGTATAAATCAACTATTATTTTTGCTGTTATTTCTTTTTC